GACATTAGTGATGAAGATGCTTCTCTTCTTATAAGAATGGGTAAGGTCGTTGAAGCTCCTGTAGTTGCTCCATCAACACCTAAACCTAAAGCCAAGAAACCTAAAGTTTTAAACAATGGCGTTGAGTGACGATAATTCAGTTTTTGTAGGTGGTGAGTTTGGTGTTACTTGCACATCTGGCTCTACCACCGCAAAAGGTATTCTCTCGGAGCCATCTGAGTTTTTATTAGATGGAATGGTGGTTTCTAGTGAATATACGTTGACTGCTAAAGCAACCGATTTTGGTAATTTAATTGCTAATGATTCAATTACTGTTGACTCAGTAGCTTATACAGTTCGTGACGTTAGATTTTCATTAGATGGAGACATCGTTACTATTGCGATACAGAAAACATGACTTGCAAAGTTGAACACATTCTTTCCAGAATTGTTACTAATCTCGCTGGTACTGCTGGGGTTTCGAATCGTGTATATCGCTCTAGAGTCGTACCACTAACAAGGAATGAGTTTCCAGCAATTGTTGTAGAGCCAATAAATTCAACCTGTACTCAATCAACAAGTCTTCCTACTCTTGACTGGGAGTTACAAGTCAGAGTCGTAATTTTAGTAAAAGGAACAACTACAACAAGTCCTGATAAAGCTGCTGATTCAATTTTGGAATCAATGTGGCCCAAGATGACTACTGATTTAACTCTTAATGGCAATGCAATAGATGTTGAACCAACAGGTACAGAGTTCTTAATGGGTGATGCTGATCAACCAACTGGAGCAATAACAACTAACTGGACTATTCGTTATCGAACAGAAGTTGACGACCTTACCGAGTAATTATTGTTATTACGCTCTAATAACCTACTAAGATGTTGTTATAAGACTTGGTTGTATTTGAGCAATGGCAAAACTCTCTCGTAAGAAGACTCTTTTAATTAAGAAAGAGACTAGCTACGGAAGCACAAGTAGCCCTACTGGTTCTGCTAATGCTGTATTGGTAAGAGATCTAACTGTTGAGCCAGTTGTTAGTGATGAAGTTAATCGAGAATTAATAAGAGGTTATTTAGGCAATCAAGAAGTTTTATTGGCAAATACAAGAGTCAATGTGAGCTTCGATGTGGAGATGGCTGGAAGTGGTACGGCTGGTACGGCTCCAAAATATTCTGATGCTTTACTTGCCTGTGGCCTTGCTCTTACAACAGTTTCAAGTACTTCTAATTCCTACGCTCCAGTAAGTAGCAGTTTTGATAGCGTCACGATTAAATACAACACTGATGGAGTCAATCACACAATTCTTGGTGCAAGAGGTACATTTTCGATCAACTGCGAAGTTAATCAAATTCCAGTAATTTCGTTCCAATTTACTGGACTGTATTCAACACCAACAGATACAGCTTTGCCATCAACGACTTATAGCAACCAAGCTGATCCAGTTATCTTTAAAAACGGCAATACATCTAGTTTCCAACTATTTGGTTATGCAGGGGCGTTGCAATCTTGGTCATTTGATATGAATAACGAGCTTGTGTATAGAGAGCTTGTTGGTGGAACAAAAGAGACACTAATCACAGGTAGATCGCCCTCTGGTACTGCTGTAGTAGAAGCTGTGGCTCTTTCTGCTCATAACTTCTTTAATGACGCTACAGGTTCAGCTACAGGCACTAACACTTGGAGTCATTCGGGTGGTGCTGGAAATATCGTTACTGTTTCATGTCCTCAGACAGATTTAAGTGCTCCAACCTATGAAGATTCAGATGGAATTGTGATGTTAAATCTTCCATTTATGGCTACTCCTTCTGCGGCTAATAACGAGTTCAGCTTGGTATTTACATAGATAATGGTTATTGTTGCGTAAGATGTATATTTTTAATGGCATTAATCAAGAAGAAGGTAACTTCAATTAAGTGGCCTGTTACTGTCACTTCTCCTTCTGATGGTGGTAAATGGAGAACAGAATCTTTTACAGGAATATTTAAAAAAGTTGGTATTACACAAATTGAAAAACTAGCTGACAAGGGTGATCCTCAGTTAGTTAAAGATGTTTTAGAAGGTTGGGAAGATATAAAAGATGAAGATGGCAATGACATTGCCTTTACTAAGAAAGAGCTAGATGGTTTCCTGAATGATATTAATTTTATAAAAGGAACAGTTCAGGCAATTATTGATATGCAAAAGGGTGCTCCTGAAAAAAACTAATAGAGGCCACTGAGTATTGGCTAGGCAGTGGTCAGGAAATAGATGAATCCTATGAAGATGCAATAGCATTAGGGATTGTTGGTATGCCAAAGAAAGAGAAGCCAAAGGATTTTATTGTTTGGGAAGAGAACTGGGAGATTGTAATGATGTTTTTACGACTACAAACTCAATGGAATGTCTCAATGTCAGGAGTAATTGGATTGAAATATGAGGTCTTAGAGTGGTTTTGCCGTCTATACTTAGTTGACGATGCTAGAGCCATGTTGGAAGGTATTCAAACAATGGAAAGAGCAGCATTAAAGGTACTCAACGAGAAGGATAAATAAATGACAGCATCTACAAGATTTCAGATTGAAACTGTTGTAAAAGGCTTAGAGGGAGTTAATAAATTAAAGAACAGCGTTAAACAACTAAGTAATGTTGCTCTACCTACTGCTGCTGAAATTAGCAAGTTAAGGACAGCAGCAAAACAATTAGGTAGTCAAAGTGATGTCACTGAAAATGAATTAAGACAGCAGGTATCTGTTCTTACTGAGCTAAGAGCAAATGTTTCAACAACAAGTGCAAAATATCGACTGTTTACAAGGGATATTAAACAAGCGGAAGCTGCTTTAAACAAGGTTTCAGTTGCAGGGAAAACATCTGGTCTTTCTTTAAAGGGAGCAGTTAAAGGGATAGGTGCTATCGCTGCTGGTGGAGTATTTGGTGGCCCAGAAGGAATGATCGGTGGTGCTATAGGTCTA